CCCCCGCCCCCGCCCCCCCCGCCGCCTTTTCCTTTGCCTTTACCTCCCCCCCCGCCGCCTCCGCCGCCTCCACCAGAGTCGTCATTCGGTTCGGATAGTTTGTTGATTTTATCGAAGCCCATTAAAGACTTCATTTCTTTAGCTGCCTTCTTAGCAGCACCGCCAGCCTTGTCAGCAGCTCCACCAGCATCATCCACAGCATCAGCCATGTCGCCAGCTCCACCACCTGCCCCTTGCATATTGTCCGCAAGGTTCCCGACAGCATCGGCGGTCTCTTGTATTCCACCTCCAGCTTGTGACTTCTTACCCGTCAAGAGCTCAGTAAGAGCCCTAAATGCGTTCCCGACAGTCAAAAGCTTACTTAGTAGGAAGTTAAGAACTTGAATCACAGGCGTGAACAGATTGATGAGTCCTTGTCCAACGGATGCCATGAACGATTGGAATTGCAACTTCATGATTCGCACTTGGTTCGCCCATGAATCGCTCGTCCTTGCGAAGTCACCACTTGCAAGAGCTAGCTGACTTTGAACGAATGCGAATCTTAGAGCCACTTTCTCCGCCTCAGACATCTCAGCGGTGGTCTTCCCAAATCCATTCGCCATCGCATACGCATCGAGGGCTGTTTGTGTCATTACGACCCCTAAGTCCTTCAATGTTTCGGTCTCACCTGTGAATACAGATTTCAATTTCGTGTACGCCTCGTCTTGGCTTACGTTGTAGAATGATGCTACATCCCCCGCCAAGCTCGTCAACGCTGTGGACATCTCATAGGCTTGTTCTTCACTAAATCCAAAAGCCTTGGACATTGCTCCAAAAGTACCCGTGTAGCGTTTAGCCATCGTCTCAGACAATCCCGATGCGTACATTGCCGATTTTGCGAATTCGTCAACTTGCTTCGACATCTTCGGGAATGCCACATCGACCACGTTTTGAACCTCGTTCAAGTCGGACCCGAGCTTGATTGCCTCAGAGCCGAAGTCGATGAGCTTCTTAACCGCAAACGCACCAGCGAGGACTTTCGCAAATCCCATGACTTTTTGTTGGATTCCATTCAATTGATTCGTGAACCCTTGTTGATTCACCACCAATCCCAATTCAACATCGCCGATTTTAGTTGCCATTTGTCCACCTCCTTCTTACTACCATTCAGAAAAGGCTTGTTGAAGTTCCTTGAGAACCGCATCAAGCTCTTCTTGTGTTCGTTGTTTTGCTCGTTTATTTCGCCACTCATCCCGAATTCTGTGTTGTCCCGGTGAGAACGATTCGAGCATTTTTGGGTCGTCCTCGCTTCGAATTTGGATAATTCGTCCGAGAGGAGTCTCCGATGAAAGTCCAGAGACTAGAGCTCTGAATTCTTTCCATTTCATGTCTTTAAAATCATAAGAATAGAATGAGATGCCATATTGCGTTCTAAAAGACGAGACCATCAAGTCCCAATCCTCAAAAATGTCGTAATATGGCTCACCTATTCCCCCGCTTCTTGGTCTCCTACAATCAAATTGATTGCCTCACGAATGAGAGCCATCCAACTCTTGAGATTTAAGCTTAATTTTTCAATTTTTGCACGGTCTTGTTCGCTGAACATGATTTCATATAGATTCTTCATTTGGGCAACAGTCGGATCCCCATCCACCCCACTCATCACTTCCATGAGCTTGAGTGCTGTTGGAGCTGAATCATCTACTTCGATGGTTACGTTCTTGATTTTGATTTTTGGTTTTGATTCAAAATTTAATTGTTCTGTGATGTCGATAATCTTACCCATTATTCAAATACCTCGCTTTTCATTGTTGTGAATACTTCTGTCGTTTTTGTTTCTTCTACTTCACCGATAAGTGGAACACCAATTCGATTGTGTTCGGTCGTCAATTCGTGGATCCGTTCATCCGTCATTCCTGTCGTATCGAATTCATCATCGACTTTGTATTCCTTGCGAGTTTCCGCATCGATGAAGTTGATTAGTGCTTTATGCATTAGTTTTCCTCCTTGCCAAATAAAAAAGAGGGGCGATGTTCACCCCTCCACTTGTTTTCGTGATTCTTAGCCTGCCGCTGTATATTCTGGTTTACCATTTGACATAATGTCGAATGATAATGGTGCAGCCGCTGTGCTATCACCAGACATGAAGTCTTTGATGTTGATGACCGCTTCTTTGAATACTAATTTGGATCCGTCTGGGAATGTCCATTGGAAGTCTTTTTCAGCATCACGACCATTCTTCAATGCGATAGCAGCGATTGCATCGTTCCCAGTATCACCGATGTGTCGTTTACCCGATACTGAGATTGTGACTGATTTAGCTGTCATCAAGCGGCGTTTCCATCCTTTATGTTCGAATGGAGACCATTCTTCGACACCATTGTCGAAAGATACTGAGAAGCTTTCAAGCTCCTTGATTTCTGTCCAAGTTGGAACGTCTTTCGTTCCTGTGTTCACTTGGAATTGGTTTTCATAGACTGGGAATACCCCTGTTCTTTTTTCTACCATTTTTATTCCTCACTTTCTTGTTCTAATCTGTAATAGATATCTAATTCGATGACACGTTCGTACACGTTATTGTCATCAGTTCCCACATCAATGGGCTCGTTCGATAAGAGTCGAATCATTTGGATTGGAGTATCACCAATCACCACATTCTCAGCCTTTAGGATTTGGTTGAAGAGGTAGTTCGCTCGCTTTTCAGTTTCGTTCGCATTTTGATTGTGATGAATCAAGATGCTGACCGATTTCACATCATAACTTGCCAAATTCCTCCCACCAATAGCGATTCGTGGTTCGACATTCGTCTTGCGTTGATAGACTCCAATGCTATACATTTTCTTATTATCGAGCTTCCCGATGTAGTAATTTTGAGCTGCGTGATAGGATTCCAACCAATCTCGCACTTCTGCCAATGTTATCATCTTTACACCCCCGATATTTTCTTGTATAAAGCAGCATAAGCCTTCTTGATGTCCTCTTTTTTCGAACCTTCAACCCAATCATCCATCCACTTGCCTCGAGCGTGTGGATTCGTGCTCGTGTTGAAGTTGTATTCGGGATGAAAGTATAATCTTCGAGCGTATGGAGTGGAGTGTGTCAAAGATACTCGACCACCACTCGAACCCGAGTAATCGACCGAGAACGCCTCACCTTGCAATGTACCGTCTCTAAACGGGACCACTTGGGCGTTGACTATCTCGGTGTGTAAATACTCGCCAGTTTGTTCCAACGCTTGAATTTGAGCCTTCTTGAGCCTTCCAATGACTCCGAAGTCGAACTTCACTCGACTGTTTGCATGAATCATCGTCCATCACTCCAATCCGAGATACGTGTAATTCACAGAACCGTTCGGATTTCGTGATTTTCGTGTGTCAGCAATCTTTCGCTCTACTCCATGAATATTTACACTCCCGCCACTCAAAGTCGCTAAATTGGGGGCAATATCACCCGTAAACAACGCCGACCCCGTGAGCTTCACAATTTTCTGTTGATCCGTGAGCACAGTCACGACTTTGTCTTGGTAGTTGCAAAACAAATCGGCTTCAAATGCCTTGATAGGCTCGCCATCTTTCGACACACCTTCACTTTGCACAGTCACATGGATTGGAGTCTTGCAAAATTGTGGAAGAACTAAACTTGGAAAATGCATCAAATCACCTTCCTTGTTAGTCCGCTTTGATTCAACAACTCGAATGTACTTCGCTTCATTGCGATTCCATTCATTGTGACTACATTCCAAGAATCGCCGAAGTTCATCGACACTCCATTGATTGAGTACGATGATAGAGCGGTCTCGATTAAGTCTTTGTTTTCAATCATGAAGTCAGCCATTTGGCAACACACCTCACGAATCACCGATTGTTGGAATGGAGTGAGATTATCAAACCCCATCCCCACAATACGATTAAATGTTAGTGTGTCTATATGCTGACTAGCTGTTTTTAAGATACGATTGAGTTGATCTGGAGTGTGAGTTCCAAGATATTCGTTCTTGTAGAACTTTTCATCAGCATATATCATGGCTATTTACCTTTACCCTTCGATGTCAACTCTTCGATTTCAGCTTTTAACTTTTCGATTTCATCAAGAGCCTTGTTGTATAAAACTCCACTTACTGTTTCACGAATCCCACGTTTGTAAAGCACATGAGAAGAATCAAAAATATCGAATCCTTGTTTTTGATAGTATTCAACCTCTAATTCTGTGATTGTATACACTTTGTTATCTTTTTCAGCTGTGTACATTCAATAGCCTCCTTGGTTACGCTTGAGCGTTAATGAAGATACCTTTCGCACGATTCTTGATAAGGAATGCATCCATATAGAAGCGTGATTGTAATAAATATTTGTCAGCCGTACGAGAATCGTGACCCGGTGTAAATACATTGATGTATGAATATTTGTCACGAGCTGCAATTGCTGATGGGTGAACTAGAATGAAGTTGATTTGTTTAGCATCGCTTGCAGCAACACATCCGTCTGTAAAATCGTATTTTGTTTTCATACGAGCAGAAGGAACAGGTTTAATAATTACATCATCTAAATCATGAACTACTCGGTTGATTGAACCGTCATTTTTACCAGTAACATCAATTGAACGTTGGATGCCTTTAGCTTGTTTCAATAATCTACGTGTTTTAGGAGTTGCGTATAAGATACGACCTTCTGTAGGAACACTAGCCTCGTCCATTTTTTCCATAGCTTCATCAAACATTTCTAAAATGTTTTCAACGGTTACTTCAACAGTAGAAATCGTCGCTCCACTTGTCGCATGCGTTTCAGCCTCTTTGTAAAGTTTAGAATATACATAGCTATCTTTTTCTGGAATTGCTTGTTCTTCCTCTAATGTGTTTTGTACGTTACCAATCGAAACTACTCGATTAGTTTCATCTACATCCATAGGGTCAATTCCAAACTCGATATCACGGTCGTGTTCAAGTTTTAATGGAATCCAATCATTTGTCACTTCACCAGAGTTGAATCCAATGCTTTTTCGATTGTGGTCTTTGTATCCAGAAACTGTGATGCTTGGTAATTTGATTGTTTGTGCGTCAATGAATTTAATTTGTGGATTCGATTTAAATAAATCGTATGATGTTAATTCCTTAGCGTATTTTTGTTCAATAATTGGGCTGAACTGTTCAGCATAGTTATAAACTGTCATTTATATTCCTCTTTTCTATTTGTTATTTAAAGACACCGAACACTTTTGAAAGTTCGTCATTCGTTGTCGATTGTTTTGCTGTCCCCGTGGATCCGACTTGTGTGAATCCTGTTGATGCTGTTGCTTCTGGTTTAAAAGCTGGAACGTCTTCCAATACTTTTGCGATTACAGCTTCATAGTCTTCATTCTTAGAATCCAACGTGAGATTGGTTGAGTCTGCCAACTTCAAAACGTATGGCAACACGTTCGAGCCAACTCCTTGCTTCATTGCTGCAAGTTGCAAGTTGCTCTCAATCTTTGTTTGAAGGGCTTGAGCTTGAGCCACTCGAAGCTCTTCTTGAAGGTTTGCCACATCTGGTTGGGCGGAGGCTTTTTGACTTTTAAAGCTTGAGATAGCTTGAGCCATCTCTTCCCCTGTCAAGCCTTGATTCTTGAAATAGTTCTTCAAGACCGTGTCCTCAGCGACCTTTTGCTTGCCTTCCACAATGCTCGCAATCTTCTCATAATCAATCTCTAGAGTACTCTGAGCGGGATTGTTTGAGCTTGCTTGCGGATCCTGTGTTGTTGATGTCCCAGCGTTTGCCGATTCATCAAAGAAAAATAGTTTGCGTTTGAACATTTTCATGTCCCTCCTTCTCAGTTTTTAGGGTGTCTCCCTGTATTCAGTTTTGTGCTCAGGTGTCTCCTCGTAGTTTCAAGTCTTCGGACATACCAAAAAGAGCCACCCTCCGGATGGGTGACTCTCAATGGGTTTATTTATTTAATTTTGGGTATTAAAAAAGCACTTAGCTTTCGCTAGGTGCGTTTTTTTGTTCCTTTTGTTCTTTGTTTTCTTCTTCCTTGCATTTTTCATAGAGTTCTTTAAACAACTCTTTTGGGTCTCGTTTATTGTCATCGTTTAACACAAAATAGTCCAAATTCCACACCTACCTTATTTTAAATCTTATACCGTAATTATACATGATTCTACTCATGTTATCAATATTTTTTGATACATCATTCGCAAAATCCAACCTAAATAAGGCTTTGTTTACTTCCTTAGCATCGATAGATTTTGTTTTAGTCAAATACATGACTTTTCCTTGATTCGTTACAATAGTTAAACTTCTAACCGAACCAGTATTCACAAAGAAAGCAATATCATCAAACGAGAATGTTGAACCTTTCGGATGATTATGTAACACATCTAAACTTCTTTCAGGAGACAGCTTTAAGAGTAACCCCGTTTCATGAGATTTTGCAAAGTCAACTGAATTCTCTGTCCCGTATACTTTAGACACTCCATTCTTTGAAAGAATATAAGCCACTTCATTCGAATGGTTGTTTTTCATTGCATCTTCTAACAATTGCTTATGCATTAGTTGAATGTTTCTGTTTTCAACATCGCTCAATGCTGGAATATTGACAAGCGGTACTTTTTCAATGGCTTGTGGTGTGATATTTACTTTTAAATCATGTTTTCTTGCTTGTTTTAAAACATCTTTCAACTCGAGTCCATGAGCTTCCTCAAATGAATCAAGTTGTTCTCTATATTCCTTGACCTTGCCACTCCACTCAGTAGCACGAGCACGATATGTCTCTTGATTCTCAGCATCAAGACTGTTCTTCGCTAGTCGATTGTAGCTTTTCGCTTGTCGTTTAGCGTGATTGAGCTTGTTCTCAATAAGTTGTCGTTCCTTGATGACGGGCTTCTCTTCATAGTACCTCGATTCGGGCTTTGAGCTTATGCCTTCGAAGTAGGTCGAATGTTTATCCTTGCAATTAGGATGATACAAGCCAGCTGCCATTGCTGAGCTCATGAGTGGGTACGGTCCGTCTTTAGAAGTTCCACCACTCCACACATCATCGATGAGGACTTTCCCTTCAAATGGCATACACAATGGACACGCATTGAATCGCTTGTTCAATATGACCGTGGACACGCCCCATTCTTGTCGCTTTTGACCTTCGCCCATTAGATAGGCTCGTTTGCTTGCTGTTCTCACAGCCATGTCAGCATACGACACGATGTTGTGCACCGCACCGTTTGAGTACGTGATGCAATTGATTCCATTCTTCAAAAAGTCGCTTGTTGCCATGTCCACAGCCTTCTCATAGGTTATGGCTCCCGTACTTGCTGCGACTTGTGATTGGAAGATGATTTTGCGATATTGGTCGTTCGCATATCTTAGTACAGCGGTTTGGGCTGTCTTCATGTCATGCTCGACCGCATTCATCAACGCATCCAATCGCTTCTGATTCGCTTGGAAGAATCCAGCACTCAGACCACGCCCACGATTTAGAACGTAGCCTTTCTCTAGTGCTTTCAAAATGTTGAGCTCCTCATCGCTCGCACCTTGCAATGATGCATTGGCGATGGTCTCTCTAATCTTTTGATTCATCGACTTAAATTCAAGACCGTAACGTTTAGCAGCCTCTTGCTTAAATTTCTGTAATTCTTCGAGTTGGATTGCTTGCCATTGAGTCCATTCGATACCAAGCTTAGTTTCTTCCGCCTTGTGTTTCTTGAGATTCCTCGTCATGGACTCGAGCAATTCGTTCTCGATTCGTTCAAATGCTCGACTAACATCATAACCCATTCGAATACACCTTGAATCCTTTCAATCGATATTCTCGAATCAATTTCTTGAGTTGAGTTCTCGATGTCGGTTTCAAATTCATCATCTCAATCTGACCGTCTTTCTCGACCGCATAGATTCCGAATGGGCAATATTCTTTACTCATGTTGAGAAGTGCTTCCGCTTGATCCGTTCTCATTTGGTAGTTCTTGTTCATGATTCTCACTAGCAAGTTCATCACCTCTTTCAACGCTGAATCCATCTAAGTCCGTGTTGACATAAGGCTCATCGACCTCGCTGATGCCTTGCTCAGACTTCAAGCGAATAACTTCTTCGGACTTCCATTGCTCGTCCTTAGAATCGCCATAGAGCTCATCCACAGAAGCTTCGATGGACATGATGCCACTTGTTTTTGCTTTCGATACGGTCTCAACTTGAGACTCGAATGAAGGATTCGCATATTCCCCAAAAGGAACGTTCACAATAATTTCTTCGATAGGTCTACGATTCAACACGTTGAAGCTATTGATTGTCATGTTTACTAATTGAGGGATAAACTCTTGTAATGATTCTACAATCGTGTTGCGTGTGTATAGAGTCGTTTTTTCCTTCTCACGTTGAGCCTCAGCATTGTCAAGCTTCTTCACATCAATCCCAATCGTAGAAGGGCTCACGATACCTTGCAACGCCAAATCAAGAGCGGTGATGTAGGTTGCCAAATAGCTCTCGTGAGGGATGTTGGCTTGTTGCAATGTAATCTCATTACTTGCTCCTTCGGCTCTGTCAGATGCTATCTTGATGAATCGATTGTCGAATGCGTTCGGCTTCATGAATGTTCCTGTTTTCGGGTCCCGTGGGAGCAACGATTCTGGGATATATTCTTTTGTTCGACCGCTTCGAAGAGCATCCATCCATTGAGACCATGACTCATCCAGCGCATCGAATGTGTCCGTCTTTCTGTCGAAGATGGATTCGCCTCGACCTCGTTCAACATCAGATTCAAAGATGCTAAATGGTACGCATAGAATCAAATGCTTGTCGAATGTGAAGTCGTTGATGTCCTGTGTGTATTCGGTCGAATGAATATCCAATTCAGCATCACCACGATAAAGCTTGTTCGTTACATATCCAAAGCCATAGTGTTCCTCAAGTGTATACGTTTGTTTGTTCTCATCAAATCGAGTCGTGAAGACCACTTCATGCAATCGTCCACGCTTGTTCTTGATTTGGATCCGCTCACCGCTTACCCATTCAATGATTGGATATTGTGAGACCGTAGAATCAAACGAGATTCTGAATGCTCCATCACCAATCACAAGAGCATCTTTCACCGCTTCTTTCAATTGTTTCTTGAAGTCGTTATCTTGTGCGATATCCTCCCACAAATCTTCATGCTTGGAATCTTCAAATTCCAAATCGTTCATGTCGTAGAGCACCGCATCTCTCAAGACCTTCACGATGATTCCCGGAAGCCCCGTGTGAATCTTTCTAATCTCTTGCCCCGGAGTTGAATGTGCACCCCAAAAGCTCAATCGTGTCGTTGATAATTGCGAGTAAAGTTGTTGTAGCTCGTAGGACTTGCCACGATACCAAATTCGATTCTTAGCAGCATTGTCCTCGAATGTCATCTCTTCATTGATGACAATCGCACTCGGTTGAGCTTTCTCAATTCTCAAAAAGTTCCTCATTCCATTCCTAATCATATTCACCAACCCCATCGTCTTCTATTTCTCCTCTCTGTTGTCCAATCATGTACTTGTATGGTAACCACGCATATTGATTCGCATTTATTGTGTGGTCGTTTTTGTCTTCGGGTGCTTCTTTCGTCTCTTGCCACGAGTAAGCATTCATCTCTTTGATGTGCTCCACGCAATCTTCAACGACCAAATAGAATCCACGAGCAATCCAACCAATTTGGAGGTTGATTCGGTCGATGATTTTTACTTTCTTATATGCGTTGTTGAAGTTGTAGACGGACCCGAAATTGCGTTTGTATTTTATCATCTCGGTGATTGTCGCTTGGTCTGCCGAATCGATAAACGAATCACGACTGAATCCAAATTCCTCAGCGTTGCGGTCAAGGAACGCAATGAACATCTCGACCGTGTCAGAAGGAGCAATTGGCTTTTCTAAGTCCGCATTGTTGTAGATTTGTTCGGCTAGTGTAACCAAATGCCCGTCATCCGTGATGCCTTGGAATATCATTGCAATCGTGTCTTCGCTCTTTCTTGAATAAGCTGTATCGAGCCCAGCTGAGAACATCACATAGTTGAACTTCTTCGCTTGAGCTTTCGTGATTACGTTCTTCTTACTGTCGAAGTTAGGGAAGACCAGCCCTGTTGCTCGACCTCTAAGCCCTTGAATCTTGTTTTTGTACATCTTAGTGCCCACAGGAGCAGCATCAATCTTCTTTTGGATATCCTCTTTTGTCAAAGAAAGATTGTCGTTGAACGAGAAGAACCAATATCTCCATTTCGGATTGTGCCGTTCTTTCAAGTCAGCCATAATCTCACGAGGAACATCCTTCTCGTACTTCTTGTACGGTCGTGAGCGATTGATGAATTCCTTGTACACAGGAAGGTCGGGATTGTCGGGGTTGAGTGTAGCCATCATATAGTCGTTACGAGTAGAGACCTCACGGACAAATTCAATGTCCGATGTGTTTATCTCATCGATGTACACACACCCATATTGGCCACCAAGAGCCATCTTCCACTTGTCTGCGTTGTCGTATCCAAGCACGTAAATGATTTTATCCTCGAATTTGATGTGGGGAATCTTGTAGTCCTTATCCCCATTACCAAAATAAAAAGCATCCCGATGGATGTCGAGGATGCCATTGTCTTGGTTGATTAAGTTTTTCTCAGCAACACCGACCGTCTTGGCGGCTATGATGTGGAACTTCTTCTTGCTTCTTGAGACCATACGCATGAACTTCACGCCAAGCCCAACCGTGGTCTTCCCGGCGGCTGTCGTGCCCTCAAGGAAGTCCGCATCCACATTGTCTACTGTGTTGCAAAAATCGATGTACTTTTGAGATAGTGGGAAGCTATTCATCGAGCCCACTTCCTCCTAATTGGTTCACGATGTCATCGAACTTCGGTTTCGATTCAATCTGAGCGTTGATGTCCACACGATCCGTGAACGTTCCATATCGCTTGCCTAGAAGCTCCGCCGCTCGTGTTCTCGATTGTACGTTCGGGACCGCTTGGATAACCTTTTGAGTTCCTTCACCATCCAACACCAAAAGAGGCTCCGTCTTCTCACCACGCATCACGCTTGTCAAATATTGAAGGACTTCTTCCTGTGTTGCAATCTTCTCAGACTCGAGCTTTGCAAGTCGTTTGTCGATGTAGTTTTTTATTGTAGTGTTTTGTAGTAGCTTGTTTGCGTTAGTGTTTGCGTACTTTGAACTATAACCAGCCTTGATTGCTGATTGAGTCGCATTGCCTGTGATGATGTACTCATCCGCAAATCGTTGTTGTTTCAATGTCATTTTCGTCACTTTCCATCACCTCATTTCTATATTTAAACGATAATAAAACACCCCTCACGACTGTGAGAGGCGTTCAAGGTATATTCCGTAGAACTATACCGCAATCAAAATCTAACAAAAAACCTCGGGAGTGGAGGACCCGAGGAAAAATAAATGTAGGAGTTTTCACATTATGACAAGATGATACCGTTTCTTACACCTTTTCACACTACTAATATATCACGTTTTTCTCGTGACAAACACCCTTTTCTGTCACTACTAAAATTTTTCACCCAATTTGACGAGTAGAATCTCACACGCTAGATTGCAAGCGTTCATGATGACGTTTCGATTCGTGAAGTGTTTCTTCGCAAGTGAGCGATAATCGTATACATCATCGAAATAGTATTCTGTGACAAATTCTCTTTGTTTTTCGTCAAGCTCTTCGAGAGTTTCTTCCACACATCGCTTCCAAAAGAGTCGATTCTGAATATATTTGTCACTCTCGAATCGAATGAGCTCGTTTTCCGCTGCTTTCGAATTCGTTCCCTTCGCACGAATCCACGCATTCACATCTTCTTCCTTATGACACAACATATCAAATTTTCTCGATGTGATTTCTTTGTCATAATATGGATACTCTCTGAATCGAATCTCAGCGATTTTCTTATCTTTCATTCAATCCCTCCATTTCAAGAATTTGATTGAAGATGCTCTTCACCAAACTAATCGGAATATTCGAGCGATTGTTGTATCCATTCATTTGTTTGAAATTGATGTCGCTTGGTTTGTTTCCTGTTTTCAAATTTAGCTCAACATTGGATTTGAATCTTGTTGGTTTTTGGATTGGATAACTATCGTATTGATTGTAATGAGCTAGATTGTCATACGGGATTTTGAATCCAAGAACTCGGTCAATATAGTCCCATATCTTCGAGCCTGCTGGGTTCTCAATGACATAATACTTCGGATTGTATCGTTTAATAATTTGAATCAAGTTGTGAGTACACAATTCACCATTGATTCGTTTGACGATTTGTCTTTCTGGTTTGAATTGATATCGCTCGTAGTCATTGAAGTCTCTGATTGTGAATGGGCTTAGTGGGATTTGTGGGTCGAACAAGCAATCATCAGCTCGTTCTTGCTTCCAACAGGCGTTCCCTTTGTCCATAGACGATGCAATCGACCAAGATTCACAAGGAGGACTTGCAATGATGAGATCTGGGTGAGGAAGTTTGTCAAGAGTCTCATAGAGTTTGTTGTCTCCAAAGAGGTACGAATAATCAGCGAGATTCAAGTGAATGAAGTGATTGTTCTTGTTCTCGATATCCAATCCCACAGAATAGATTGTCATCGTTTGCCCCCCCTCATTTAGCTCTCGTACTCCTTGAGCATAGCAACCATTGCCACTATCAAACAATGCCCAAACAATCATCGCATCAACTCCTCGAGTTTATCGACTTGAAATCCCGCCCAAGCTTTTTTCGAATTGTCAAATTCATCGTCAATCACTACAACAGGGAGCGATGTGAATCCATAATGTTTCAAGAGCTCGAATGCCCCGGGATTCGCTTCGATGTCCACATTTTCGTATTCGATTTTGTTTTGGTCGAGATACATTTTTGTGTACATACAATCCATGCATCTAGGCTTTGAATAAACTGTAATCATTTACTATCCTCCTCCCTTTGGAATCCAGCAACTACACCAGCAAATAATGTGACTGCAGGGACAACGATATGGATTCGAGAAAACCCTAAGACATTCAAGACAAAAATCGTGTATGTCATTAGTTGCCAAAAAATTACCCATAATTGATTCGTCCGCATGCCATTAACCCTCCTTATCCTGTTTATCGATTAATTCTATCGACTTTTCAACCATGTCTTTTACATTCCAAATTACAGATTCACCTTTGTATCTAACAATGATATTCATACCGTTTATACTTCTACTAAATTCAATTTCCTCACCGTTTTCTTCGTTAGTTGCTGTTCCGATTAGCTCTCTCATAATTAACTGGTTTTTATCTAATACTTCTGGTTTAATCATTTAATCTTCCTCCAAATCCACAAAAGAACTGATATAATCATCAAAGTCATAAACTTTCGCGCTTGGGAAACTAGAAATTTCATCCAGTAGCGCTTGAAATCTTTGCTTAAACTCATCGGTTGTGTCATTCCATAAATGTATACTCATTTCTTCGTAACCATCATCTTCCATAGAATCATATATCCAATCCAATACAGTTTCAGCAGAAAATTTGATTATTCTTTCTTTTGTACTTCGAAAGTTATTTCTCTCATCTATACTTAACGAGTTCCATTCACTTTTTAAATCACAAGCATATATTTGTTCATCGTTTAGTTCATCATATACTTGTTCGTAGTCTTGTATTTCGTTAATTGTTTTCATTTAAGCATCACCTTCCTAAGTTGCACTCATTAGTCCACATTGTTCGAGTGGTTTATCTAACTTTCGAGGCTTCATCATAGTTTTATTACAATCTTTTAATGCGATAGCTTCTACGGTCTTGAGCGATGTTTCAAATCCTAGTAAGAAAGCGAAGCGTTCATTGTAGCTCATCACTTCAATTTGTCCATAGTTGATATCTTCTTGGAATTGCTTCAACGCTCTGTCATACATCGACATGTCCTTGTACTTGCAATGAGCCACAATCAAGTAGTGAACATCTTCTTTCAGTTTTTCGAATTCTGTTGTCTCTTTCATGAATTAGTCCTCCTTCTTAATTCGTGTTATATTCGCCACAAGCTTGTCTCTTGTTTGAGAAGAGATTGAATACGGATCTCGCATGAATTTACTCAACGATGTCACACTAATGTGCATATCATGAGCAGCTTGAAGCATCTTATCGCTTGAATTCCCCATCATGTTGTACAGGTAAGTGATGACATCTCCATATTCTTCAAGATACTGTTTGGACATCTTTCTTCGTTTAAGTCTCTCTTGAGACAAGTCCTTGATGATAGAGCCATCAATCTTGTGTGCTTGGATGAAATCCAACGCTTCTTTGATTGTGAGGAAGTGCATTGCCTTCTCAACGTATTTCGTGAATCGGTGTGTGTAGAGTGGATGAGCCTTCGCAAGATATCCTCTCATGCTTGAATAGTCTTCAATGCGTTCGAATAAGAAGTGAGGCTCTTGGTTTCTCACAATTACATAGATTTTAATGTTTTCCATAAGCATCTATTCTCCTTTTGATTTCATTGATTGCATCTAATGTGATGCGATTCTTCCCATTCACAAAGCTCCACACAAGATGATAATTGATGATGTTGGAATCTTTGATGAACTCACCGATTGACATCCCTGTATCTTTGAAGAAATTCGTGAGTTCTTCTTTAAGAGCTAAATCTTGATATCTTGGTTGACTCTTGTTGAATTGTCGTTGATAGTATCCCTCTTGAGGTTCTTTTTTTGGTGCATTTAGTCCGATGATTTTCTTATCTTTTAATCTTCGAACCATGCGAACACCGTCAATCTCCACAATCTCGATGTTCTCGTATACGTAAGTTGAACGAGTTCCGTTCAATCCTTCGACTTGATTTGCCATAGTTTTTCTCCTTATTTTTGATTTTGATTTTTGAAGGCTTCATCGATGTGCTCGAATACCATGAGCATTTGTCTTCTCACAAATGGATGATTCTCATATTCATCATATAGCTTTCCACTCGATTCGAAAACCCAATTGAAATATTCGACCGACCCGAAGCCCAACTTCTGAGCGACACTTTCTTGCTCGACAATCCAATCGGCGACTTGATTCATGAATTTGTGATAATCTAATTTCATTCAAGCTCCTCCAATCTGAGATAGATTCCCGGTGGATCCGCATAGAACTTTTCTGAGATTTTAGAAGCGACCTTGTTGTCATCTTCCCAGAATCCCAAATCGGTGAGACAATCAAGCAGCAATTTCTCCATGTTGTCTAGGTCTGGTTTAGTGCCTTTATACTGTCCGTTGTATGTTCCATCTTTTAGAGGGAAGCACCATTTGATTGTGAGCCTCACACAGCCCCGTAGAGGCGTTTTGGGAGCGAAGTGAGAGAAGTGTGCCATATACTTCGCTCGAGCCTGTATGAGCTTAGGAGGTTCATAGAAATGAGGCTTTCCATTCCTACAAGTCACTTGCTTTTGCTGATGGGTCGTTGTGGGGAGTTCCATGGGAATGAAGAATTCAATCATGCTCCCCAACACCTCTCCAAGCTGCCCACTGAGGGTCATAGATGATATAGCCTGTTGACTTCAATTGTCTGAAAATCCATTCCATGAGTTCTGGTTGTTCTGAAATCCATCGAAGGACTTGAGATTGCGTTGGGTCATATTCTTCATCTGGGAATGAATGATATAAGAGCGGCATCTCTTTTCCCACTTCCAACAATTTTGATTTTTTACGTGCCATATTTTTCTCCTTTTAAGTTTGTGAAATTCCGCACAGACTTTTCTTTTTTTATTTTCGCTTTTGTCCATGGTAGAAAGGACAGACATGGTGGGCGGAGTCTAAAGCCCACCTGTTCTGTTCCTATCATGGACGATGGACGATTCTTCGGACACTTCCCAATTACACACTCTTAGTGTTATGGTTTGTCTGTCCGTGGACAAAGTCGAAGTTTGTCCCGAGTTTGTCCTGTCCAAGTACACCTTTTAGGTGCATTATTTTCATCTCGTGGACACGGACAAAGTCGGTGTTTTGTCCTGTCTGTCCCGATGTCTGTCCTCGAGTTTGTCCTGTCCAAAAATAGGATATTTTCCGAATTTACTTTTTGAGAACGACATTCTCACCATCGAATTCATACCCGTTTATTTCCTTGATTCGTCTCTTGAGAGTCTTCTCAGATATGCCCAAATATTCACAAAGTGCCTCTGAGGTGACTGGAGCGAGTCCATCATTTAGAACTGAGTACGCTGTGTCGAATGCGATTTTTCGTTCTTCTTTTCTGTCTTGTTTCTTTTTATCAAAGTTCTTTTTCCAAGGCGGTGTTTTTGAATCATCCAACTCGATATCATCGAGGATTCCTGTATCGTCCACAATATGAAGTGGATAACTAAACCACACATTTCTTGGTTTGAACTTAGCGAACTCTCGAAGTGTGCCATCCACACGCCACGCTGACATTGTTTGAATTTTGCTTGTTTCTCGATTGATAAGCTCGTTCGATTGCCATCTGTCTTTGATATTCACGACAGCTTTCTCGAAATGATTACGCATTTGATATGGACTTCTTAAGTCATCTAGTCCGATGTATTGTTCCATGTACGGACGATTCATGCGATTGATAGCGTCCTTGTAGATGTCACAAGCTAATTGGTCGCATCGTTGTTGGATAATCTCATCCGTGAGCTCTAATTCCACTAAATCTACAAGAGCATCTGGGTCCCGAGCGAATACGCCCGAACCACTTGCACGGTCCATGGACTTCTTGCCACCTTGTGCCCCTTTTGAGTGGTGGTGACAGTAGATGACTGAACATCCTAGCTCAGTCGCTACCTTGTCAAATTGATTCGTGAAGTGAGCCATCTGATCCGCACTATTCTCGTCCCCTGTGAGTACCTTGTATATTGGGTCGATGATTACAGCAATATAGCCTTTCTTGTGGGCTCGTCTGATGAGCTTCGGTGCAAGCTTGTCCATTGGGACTGTCTTCCCACGTAAGTTCCAAATATCAATGTTTGATACGTTTCGAGGCTCGATGCCCATTGCTGCGTATACATCCTTAAATCGGTGCAAGCATGAGGCTCTATCAAGCTCAAGATTCACATATAGAATCTTCCCTTGCGTACATTCCCAACCGAACCATTTTGAACCCTCAGCGATTGCAATCGACATATTTATGAGCCCGAATGACTTACCAGCTTTTGAAGGTCCCGCAATCAACATCTTGTGACCTTGTCTAAGTACGCCTTTGATGAGCTCTGGTGCAAGCTCGGGCATATTGTCCCAAGTCTCGCTCAATCCTTCAGGATCCGGCAAATCATCGTTCAAGTCTTCGATGTATTGATACCAATCGTCCCACGACTTGTGACCGATATTAGTGTCAATGATGAATTGTTTCTTGCCATCTCTAATGAATCCAGGGAGACGACTCAAGCGACTTGGATTCTTGTTTTGTTCGTCTACGTTTAGACCGTTCTTCTTACAAATTTTGTATAAGTAGTCAACACGTTTTTTGTATTCTTCTTTGTTTGCTGCTTCGATGCGGACGATAGCATGGATGGACTTTCCACCGCTATACACTAGTGTTGCGATTGGAAGTTCAAGTTCTCGCATGATTGCGTTTTGCTTTTCCAAGTCCATGTTGTCCGATTCCACAAGAGCGTAGCGATAACTCACAACATTATCGTTCTTGACACCTTGCCCATCCATGGGATTGAATCGCACCCATGCTCCTGCTTTTTCGTTGTAATCGCCTAAGACCTTGCCGATGTCTCCACCACATCTCTCAAGCTCGTCTATGAGCTTTCCTGCGGTTCTATCGTATGAACCACGATGTGGAAGATACTTCTCAATCTCGCCCGTCTCAGCGTTCGTCTTAGCGTATGATTGAGTGGAATATGCCACGATGTCATCTGATTGGAATAGTGTGTCCAAGTATCGAATAATCTCTTGCACAGGATTCCAATTCTTTGGCTCGTGGAACTCCTTCCCATCAATCCATGCTTTGTCAACGAATTTGTAGTCGTTGTCGTATTGAATGGACGAATCCCATTCGAGAGCCCCTCGTCCATCATCATGAGCTTGAGAAGGATTGAATCCTTGCTCGACAGCCATGTGGAAGATTGTCCCTCCTGTGACTGGTGAGCCTGTCCCTTGGAATGAGTCCCATTTCTTGAAACATTCCCCTGGATGATATCGTCCCGAATCTCGAGCCGACCAAGACTCCCAATCTGATGCCGAATAGCCTTCATGTTTGAGAGCCATTCCCACGTTCACCCATTCTTGATAGTTGAGAATTGAGGGGTCGATGTATTCTAATAATTCAAGTAAGTTGTTTTCTTCCACTCAATCACTCTCCTTGATAAGTATGGACATCAATGCTGTGAGGAACTCTCCAACCATTCGCAGCAATGCGATTGATGAGCTTAGATGCTGCTTCGAATTGCCACATTCCTACATTTCTGAATCCATAGCGTTCTAATAATCTGATTTGTTTTGGTGTTGTCAAGCCCTCGTTTTGGCGTTTAGAGAGGCGGTCAAGAATCTTCTGAGCCTTCCCAGCATTGCCAATCTCATCGGGCATGATTCCGAGTCGTTCTAATGTTTGAAGTTGTTTGTCTGAAGGTGGGCTCATCTCCCATCCAAATGATGGGACATAGCTCGTGAGGTCTTCGGCATGAATCGACATCTCGAACTGTAACGGATCCACAAGCTTGCGTTTTCTTTTCCGCATTTCAGCGAGTTGTTTCGCAAGAGCTTCTTCTCGTTGTGCGGTTACATCTTCTTTTGCAACTTCTTCTAATTCAAGAAGCTCAAATTCTGCTCCTGTGTTCTCCTCAGTACGTTCAACCATTGCTTTTGCGACCTCTTCATTCTCCGCAATGAGATGGGCTGGTCTACACAATTCATGCTTCTCTGTATGCCATAGGAAGTCGAGGAGCAAGAGATGTGTCTTTCCCGGGAACAATCGAGTTCCACGCCCTACCATTTGAGAATAGAGTGAGCGAACTTTCGTTGGTCTAAGTACGACAACGCAATCTACCGATGGACAATCCCATCCTTCGGTCAGTAACATCGAATTACACAAAACGTTGTATTTTCCGTTCTCGAAATCCTCGAGGACTTCCGCACGGTCTTTGGATTCGCCATTGACTTCGGCTGCTTTGAATCCTTTTGAGTTCAAGATGTCTCTGAACTTCTTGGATGTATTCACTAATGGAAGGAACACGACTGTCTTCTTATCCTTGCAATGCTCCATCATCTCGTTTGCAATTTGTTCCAAGTACGGGTCCAACGCATTCCCAACATCACTCGCTTTGAAATCCCCTTGTGACATCGAAACGCTTGAAAGGTCAAGATTCAATGGGATTGTGAGTGCTTTGATTGGGCTCAAATAACCTTCTTTGATGGCTTGCGGTAGTGTATATTCGTAGGCAAGCGAGTCGAAATATGTCCCAAGATTACGCATATCACCACGGTCGGGAGTTGCTGTCACTCCTAACACATTCGCACTATCAAAGTGTGAGAGCACACGTTGATATCCATCAGAGATGCAATGATGAGCTTCATCCACCACAATCGAATCGAAGTGGTCTTTCTCGAATTTTGCGAGGCGTTTGGGTTGTTGCAAGGTTTGAACGGATCCAACGACCACACGATTCCATGAGCCGATACTCGTTGAGCTTGCTTTCTCGAGCGATGTTTGAAGTCCTGTTGACTTGAACAATTTGTCGCTTGCTTGGTCTAGCAATTCAGAGCGGTGAGCGAGGACGAGAACTCTCTCGCCCATCCTCACTCGGTCTTCGATTACTTTTGCGAACACAATTGTCTTTCCGCATCCTGTGGGAAGGACGAGAAGAGTCTTCTTGCGACCTTCTGCCCATTCCTGTTGAATGGACTCACGAGCCTCTTCTTGATATTTTCGCAATTCCATTCAATGTTCCTCCTTTTAGAACGCACCCCAAGATGGTTGTTGTTGTTGTGTTTGAGTTGCTTGTTGTTGATATTGTTGTTGTGGTTGTTGGAATTGTTGTGTTTGTTGTTGTGAACGATTTAAGACTTGACTTGGGTTCACATCTTCGGGATATAGCATCGCTTTGACTTCGTTGTATTCATTGTCTTTGTATTTACGAATACCGACTTTGCAAACTCCACGAGCCCCGATGATTGTGTTCCAATTCATCTTCAATGGTTCACCTTTGCGTTTTTGTCCAATAGATCCGAAGAATGATGAAAGCATTCCTTCTGTGCTTGAGTGTAAGAATAGATTGTGTTTCAATTCTGCTTTCCCTTGTGCTGTCACGATTTCGATACTTACGACAGCTTTGTTGCACGCTGGAAGTTTCCCGGGATTGTCAGGATTTGGTGTATGTCTTTGTCGTTCAAATCCTGTGACTGTAAATTCGTAGAGTCCCACAGGAAGCAAGGTGAATGTTGAGTCTTGTTGGATAGTGTCGTCCCATCCAAATTCACGTTCGAAGTTGTTGTATTGTTCTGTCATAATTTTTTACCTCTTTCTTTTGTTTGTTTGTTATTTGTTTGTATTTTCAATTGATTTCAAGACATCAGCCCAATTCGTAACCATGAATGCCCAATACTCTTGTGGGAAGTTCTCGATTGGTGTGTCTTGTGGGAAGTGTCCCTTCTTGAATGCTACATCTTGAAGCATCTTCGGAGTGACTGAATTTTGAAGCATCAAATCCTTCAATGCTTGTGGAATAGAGTCTGGTATAGTGATTGATTCTTTAATAGGGAACGGATCTTCTTGAGTTTCTGTTCCACTCGTTCCTGCTGGGATAACTTCATCGACTGAGGGAACTTGCTCAACAATTTGAGTTGGTGCTTGTTCAACTTTCTGAGCTTGCTTCTTTGGTGCTTCTTGAGATGAAGGAGCGAAGATGTGTGCGATAGCAGCATAGTCCATTGGAAGCTCGTCTGGGAGTCCATGACGATTCTTCGCATCCCAAGCTGGGTGGTGTGTCGTGTACATGACACGTTGTCCGCCTGTTGCTTTCTTCTTCTTAGATTCTGAGGTCATCACCATCGTCTTGTAATTACAGAATAGAAGTAAGTCGCACCATTCTTTGACTACGGGAGCAGTTTGTGAGCTCGTCTTCTTACCAAGTTTTAATTCGTAGCGGTCGTAAGCTCCATCTTCATCGGGTTGTTCGAACTTGCGAAGCTGCGAATGTGCGGTCAAGACCACGTTGATGCCAATGTCCACTAATTCTTGGAGCTTATCTAATAAGCGACCCATTTCTTCTCGGACATACGTGTATCCATTCCCATAGCCGAAGTCTTCGATTCCTCTCTTGCCATGCATCGAGCACACACTCTCGATTGCTAGTGATTCAGCCCAATCGATTGTGTCGATGACTAGCGTTTTGCAAACTGTTGGATTCGCTTTGACGAATGCGATTTGATTCATGAGCATCGTCCACGATGTTGGTTTGTCCATACGTTTGACATCCATGTTCGATGTTGACCCCTCGGTGTCAATAAATAATGGATCCGGGAATTGTGCTGCGAGTGTTGACTTCCCGATTCCCTCGGTCCCGTAAATCACTACACGTTGGGCTCTTGCTTGTTTTCCTGATGTTATGTTCATGTGATTTCTCCTTTCTTATCCTTAAAACTTCCAAGAGTTCGTCGGTTCTGTGTCTTGGAATGGTGTGACCGTGTCTGATACGACATAGCCATCTTCGATGATGATTTGGCATTCCTCTCCACTTGACACTCGAGCCGCAATGGCTTGAAGCCCTTCAGACTCTAACCACT